GCACCTTCTGCTGCAGTACCGTCATGTGTGTGACCTGTACTAACATTAAATGCTGCCTCGACAGCGTTGAACTCGTTGTCTAGATCATCAGCATCAATAACATTACCGTTAGAAATGTTGTTGGCTGTATCTGTTCTTACGTAACCTGTACCCATAAGATTTCCTTACTGTCTGTCGTCTGTAGCAAACTCAAATATTGCTGTGTCTAATAAAAAGGCAGCATCCGAACTTCGGTCTTCTATTCGTATTGCTACTGTCTCGCCTGATCCTACTATCTGGTTTTTATAGCTCTGTGTCCTTGGTGCTCCAAAAGTAGCTGTGCCAAACAAAGAAGTATTATCTCCATAAATACCAGTACCACCACCTGCTTGGGTTATGTTGAAAGAAGCAGGTTGTATATAACTAGCTACACCTTGATTATATTTAATACCTGCTACAATATTGATAGAACCAAACGGTTTTATGTACATGTCTAGTTTATAGAAAGTCTTACGTACCTGTGGATCATTGATAGGCATATAAGGTGATTCATAAATAGCATCAATGTTTTCACCATCTAAGCTAGTACCTGTTTCCATTTTATATACGTAGCCATCGTTGTTTGCGAAAACACGATACTCATCTTCACCTATGAACTGTGAATCAGCTATGTATACTTTAAATCCTTTTAGTTCAGCCCACTGAAAACCTTGTCCACCTTGGTCAATAAACTTAGTACCTAAAACACCTTTAGCAACACTAGATTGTTCACCTGATACATAAGCAAACAATCTGTATTGAGCCTTACCTCTAATGACTATACTAGCAAAACTTGTAGCATAATCTTGTAGTTTACCTACCGTAGGTCTAATGTTTTTAGATGCAACATCAATACCGAAGTCACCAATGCGGTCTGTTGAACTTAGTGTACGTAGACCGTCAGGACCAAGGAACATAACATCTGCACCGACTTCCTGAATAGTATCTGTGCTTAAGCATCCTAAGTCTTCAGTAACAGCACTCATTACAAAGTCTGCTGCACTTGAACCTGTAAGGCGCATAATCTTATCTACAGCAAAGATGATAAGTTGATCACGGAAAACAATAAGACCTGTTATCTCCGAACCAACACTGATACTACCTGCACCTGCTGCTGGATCAAGATCATCGGCGCTATAAGGTGCTGTAAAGACTAACTCTGTGCCTACACCAAAGAAGAGAGTACTCTTAAACAAACATACGTGGCTAGCACCCTCTACTGCATCATTAGTTGTTGAAGATGTAAGATACGTTAGTGTATTAGCTGTGCGATCAAAGTACGCAGGGAAGTTAACACCATCAACAAAACATATCTTATACGCATTATTAAAGTTGTATCTTGCTTGTCTTACTTTGCTAAAGTTTGTATTAGGTGCAGTAGCCAAAGAAGTCCAGGTAGGTGTAACATCTGTGGCATCCGTTATATAGTAGACACCGCTACGTGCAGCAATAACTTTTTCGTTACCATCTTGCTGTACAATAGCTAGAGCCTGTACTGGACCTGTACCTGATAAAGCAGTATCAACAAACTTATCATAACCCGCTACTTTACGATATCCACCATCAAGAGATGGCTCAAAGTTTTGTAGTTGATATGCTGAACCTACGTTGTTTATACCTTGTTGCAAAGGGCTAACGTTTGTTATTAACCCTCCTGTAAAAGGTACAGGAAATGTTTGCCACTGTGTAGCCATTATTATGAAACTCTTAAGCTAGAGGTGGTACGATTTAAAACTGTTGAACGTACATAGTCATAACGGTTAATGTAAAGACTACGCATATATTTAATACCTGATTCAAACTTACCTTGTGCAATCTGTGATGCTTGTGTGTCAGCACGGAACTGATACGCATAGAACATAGCACCATCTACAATAATGTGCTTGAACTCTAGGGGTACACTTGGTACATCATCATACAACTCAAGCGATACTGGGTTGCGATAATATTCATAAACTAACTCGTAGTCTTGATCAGGTGTAGGAACAATAAGAAACTCTTGACTTGGTGCACGTATTACGTGTCTTGGCAATGATTGCATGTCACTGCTAGAGTTATACTCATAATCAATGTATTTGTCAAGGTATTCTTGGTAATCCATAGATTTTAATTTAGTAGTACCTACACTTAATGAATCATCTTTCTTGATACGGAAACTATTCATATCAATAAGTTTAGCATCTGTAGGATAGTCATAACGAGTCGTACCTGCTGTAAGTACTTCTTCTTCTAAGACGTGGTTCCAAGGCCAGTTAGATTCTTCGTGATTGATGTGTCTTAAAGAAGCATTAACAGCATCTTTAGCTGTACTATAAAAACCTGAAGCGGTAGCAAAATTAGAACTAGAAAGCTCTACTTCGTTAAGTCTACGGTTTACTTCATTAACAAGACCAAGAAAGTTATATGCCATTATTTATTCCTCACACGTAGTCTTACAGTACGCTCAACAACAAGACCATTCGTGTCTGTTATTTGGCAGGTAAACTTATATAGTTTATTATTTGTTCCAGAACCTATGTAAGCAGTCACTACCGTATTTGTACTAGAAGATGAAACTAATTGAATGCCATTTACTAAAGGTCCACTATCTGTAAGTTCTGTCTTTGTCCCGTCAGCAGCATCAACAAACCAAATAAAGCTAGATATAGTTGCATCACCAAGAAAACGTGACCAATCCATGCTATAGTCAAGTGTTTCATCAGGGTCTTTGTTAGGCCATTTTAATGACATAGTTTTTTCCTTTAAGCTGCTTGAGCAAATACAGTTCTATAATTAGACGGTTGCGCTTCTATATAAACAGTTCTACTTGTTGCTTCTGGCACGTAAGCTGTTCTTGCTGCAGATGTTTGTTCTTTAACATATACAATGTTATTTGGCTCTTCGTTTACAGATGCTGTTCTAGTTGTGTTATCTGTAATCTCTTTTATGTAAGCTGTACGTAATCTGCTATAGTTTTCTTTTACTGCTTCGTAGTCAAATTGTACAGTAGTTACAGTCTCATTGCCAATAGTAAATGTAGCAAGTATACTTGTAGGTATTACATCAGCAGGAGCTATAACTGTTACAGTGTTTACTTCACTTGTAGCTGACACACCATTAAGTGTAGTCTTAGCTTCAGCTTGTATAGTAGGACTACCTACTGCACCTGTACCTTCAACACCATCAGGTATTACGTCAGCTTTAGCTTTAATGTTTACTGTATTAACAGAACCTGTAGCAGAAACACCTGTTGGTACAACATCAGCAGGAGCAATAGCTGTTACAGTTCCTATTGTACCTGTAGCTTCTACACTGCCTGAAAGTACAACAGATTCAGCATCTATAGTTAAACTACCTATGCTGCCTGTTACTGCTGCACCACTTAACGTAGCTGTTACACCAGTACCTTCAATTATTGTTGGAGTACCGATGGTTCCAGTAGCAGATACACTATTGGTTGTAGTTACTGCCTTAGCTATTATTGTTACATTACTTACAGTAGTATTAGCTTGTACACCTGTAAGTGGTACAGTAACAATAGAACGTGCATCAACACCATCACCGTTAACTGTTGTTGTACCCTGTACACCAGTAAGTGTAACAGTTAAGTCAGCCTGTTCATAGCTTTCACCAAAGGTAGCTACGGAGAAAGGATTCTGTGAAAAGGCCATTAGTTATTCCTTAAGCTGCTTCGTCTTTCTCTAAAGACTGTTTTAGCATTCCCATAAAGGCATCACGCCCTACAGATAACTGATCTAAGTTAAAGCGAGCAGAGCCAATCTTTTGATCTAGTGAGGCAACATGGTTGACCAGCACCTTCTGTTCATCTGTAAGTTGATCTTCTGTGTATTCTTTATCGTCAATAGTAATAGTAGCCTTTTTTTCTTTAGCCATTTTTACTCTCCTTTGTTTAAGTTAATTATGCAGCAGCGTCTACGGATAGTACGCCGTACCATGTTGTTCCGCCATCTCTTGACCAAAAAACGTAAATGTCAGTCTCACCGCTTGCGGGTGCATCTGGGGCTGTACCACCCGCCCAATCTACTGAACTAGGCCATGTGACTGTGCCACCGTTACCTGTTAGCTGTAGGATGAAGCCCATTGACCAGTTGTTATCTGCGCCACTGAATGTGAATGTTGTGTTGCCTGTCATAGTCAAGCTGAATGCACCAGCGTTGTCTACGTTACAGGTTACAGATGTGCCTGACAGTGCATCATAATCTTCTGCATTAGAGCCATCAGTGTACAAGTTGCCGTTGATAGATACGCCAGTGCTTATTGTGTCTAGCTTGGATGCACCGTCATAATATAGCTGAGTTGAGCCGTTAAATGTATGCTGTAAAGCCCAGTGATTATTGACATCGTCATACAGACCCATACTATTAACATTGTTTGTCATAAAAACAGCTACACCACCAATGCTATAACCCTCCCAGCCACCATGCGCACCGCCATCAATCTCAATAGAGCCATAGCTGCCAGTGACAGGCCGAAAATAGCCGTTTCCTGTGTCGCCTAGCTGAACGCCTGTGGTGTTGACTGTGATTGCAGTATTATTACCAGCCACAACATAAAAAGTATCTGTGCCAAACTGTATAAAGGTGTCTGTGTCACCTTCGTGATAAAGTGTACCTGCAAGGTAAATATTATCTACAGCGTTTAGGTTGCCGTTGATGTTTACACTTGCAAAAGATGCTGCACCCGCACCTGTTAAGCTCCAGCTATTACCTGTTAGAGTATTGCCACGGAAGTAATGGTTATCGCCTGATGTACCACCGTGGTACTGATTGGTGGCGTAGTTATAATAGTATGGAACACTAGATTGAATGTAAAACTGACCACCAGTAAAAGCTGTTCTGCCATTGCTGTCCGAATAAAAATAACCGTCATTGCCATCACCAGCACGTATAGTATGTGCTGTCAGTGTACCAACACCGTCTATGTAGCCACCTTGCATACGAAGGTTAGCAGTAGTTCCACCACCACCTATATATAGATTAGTTGAAGTTTGACCGTTGGCATATTGAAGGTATAAATCAGCGTTATATTTATGAATTGTAGCACTACCACCACTACCAAACCCGTTGCCAATCCTAATCGGACTGCTTGACCCTGCACCAGATTGTATTTGAATGCTTCCAGTAAATGTAATGTCACCCGATGCGCTGTCATCAGCATCACTGCGCAAGAACTGTGAGCTAGTTAAACCTACAATGTCAGCTACAGTGCGAGAGGTAGTGCCATCCGATAAACTGCCAGAGAGGTAGAGGTCTTTGAAGCGGCTATCTGTCCAACCTAAATTTACATTACCGTTAGAAAGACCGCCAGTATTTGTAACAGGAGACAAGGCGTTAGCAGCATCATATGACCTTAATCCAGCGTTAGCACCTGAGCTAGTAAAGTAAACATCACCACCAATAGCCCCAATACTCCCCACCGAGGAGCCGTCTTTGGTTAGAGTTAGTATGTCTCCATCAGAACCCTTGCGATTTAATCTTGCGACAGGAGATGTAGATGTAGGAGATTGTCGTGATGCGGCAAAATAACCGCCATAAGAACCCGCAGAAAGAGAGATGCCCTCAACATTCAAAGAAGCTGCATCAGCATTAGTAGTCCCCACCAGCAAGTTACCGCTGCTGTCGATGCGCATGGCTTCAGTTGCATCACTATATGCCGCCCCAGTCGCAAAAATCAAATCAGTCGGCTGCCCAGATGATGATGTAGCTAAACCTCGTATAAATGCACCACGGGTATGAACTGTCGATGTCGATAAACGTAATGTTGCAGAGCCATTGTTAGAATTGTTCGCAACAAGGGCTGCAATGTCACCCGCAGAAGCAGTCCCCTGCACATCAAGAGTATAGTCTGGCGAATCTGTCCCAATCCCAACATTACCGCTGCTGTCGATGCGCATGCGTTCATACAGAGCATTTATGTACCCTGTAGAAAATGACATTGCGTTGTTGCCAGCGTAAGTTCCACTTACTGTCGC